TTACTACATATCCACCAGAGATCATTCCCATATTTCTGATTGCGTTAATGTCGTTATCAGCTGTACCTGTTCTACCAGCAGAATTCATAAGTCTGTCAGCAGTAAATTGAAGAGCTGAAGGAATTACTAATTTCACTCCTTGCGCTGCAATTTTTAGGCCTCTTTCATCAGTGAAAGCCGCGATGTCAATCAACGACTGTTCTAATGAAGTTTCATTAAGTTCAGCTGGTGTTGCTAATTCATTTGCAAATGTACCTGCCATAGTTGGGTGGTCAGTAGCGCAAAGCTCCTTACCATCTCCACCAGCAAAGTTACTGTCAAATGCATTGTTAAGTACCGCTGCACCTTTGATATTTTTAGTAGACGCCATAGATCTTGCTAAAGCTTTTGTATATCTAGACGCAAGTCTGTCATACAAGTTATCTTCAATAGCTTCTTCTGTAATAGCGAATGCTAAAGCAATCGTTTCGTTAGTGTAACGAGCTGTGAAAGTTTCTTGCGCTTGGTCAAACTGAACGCCTTGGCCTTCAGGTTTAACTGCTGCGTTTGCGAAACCAGCTAACATTACTTCTTCTTCAAAAGCTCTGTCAGATGTTTCAGTGTCGAAAATTTCAGTCCACTGCTCGCCGTATTGTTTATATTCCAAGCCGAATAGTGCATTCAAACCTGGCTCTAGTTCTTTAACTAGTTGTGCTCTTGATATTGCCATATCTATATGCTCCTATTAGTTAGAAATTGACGCCGCTGGAGAAACTTGAACTATTACGTTCGAGTTAGCTGCAGTGTTGTCATCGTTTGCCGGATCGTTTGCAGTTCTAACAATTCTAAACTGGGAAGTAGCCGCTGTTCCAGTAATATCCAATTTAACAGTCGATTGACCATTGCTTGAAGTACCGACAGTTGCTCCATCAGTTGGGTTAAAAGTGTTTAGAAGATTTGCTTGTGTTACCGCTGCATCCGCTTTGCAAGTATATTCTTGCATAGGGTTGTCGTTAACAAAGCCGATTCCGTC